GTTCTATGCCGCTTACCGATAAGCAAGCTAAGGAAGCTATACAGGCTTTGCGAGATGAGGCAGGCAGAAAGAAGTACCGTAAAAAGAAATCAATGTTGAAGAAATAATGAAAGGCTTATACGCAAACATACACGCTAAGAGAAAGAGAATAGCCGCTGGGTCTGGTGAGAAGATGCGTAAGGTTGGGTCTAAAGGCGCACCTACAGCCAAGGCATTCAGGAAGTCTAAGAAGACAGCAAAGAGCCTGTTAAGTTAATACGTCCAGATAACAGGCATAGTCTTTCTAGTGTCTACATGGATGAAGGTCTTAGCTACCCCTATCCCATTGAAGCCCATTGACTGAGCGTTCTTTATAATCTCGTACGCTTCGTTTCCGTTATTGATTCTAATGTCTGCCGCTATACCTTGTCCGTGGGTTCCGACCTTTGCCTTTCTAGCTTCAATGCTGTGGGTCTTGTCCCTGTACCCACTGGTAATGATAAACGGAAATCCGCATACATGGCGTAACTCATCCAACTTATCAAGAAAATCAGAACACATCTCATTGTTGCCTGTCTCCTGACAGTTGAAGTCTTTTAGTTTGAAGTATCTCATTATTTTATTCTAGCGACGTTGCTTTTCTTTTCATATGAACGCATTGCACCCATGCCTAACATAGCCATGAGAACAGTGGTAAGGAGACTGCTATCTATCTGAGGTACATCATACCAAATGTCTAAGAACTGGGCTAAGATTATATTATAGAACAATCCTAAACAAGAAACCCAACCCACCGCAGGCCGCCAACCACTAACAAATAAAGACGGATGAGCCGCCTCTACCTTGTTTACTTCTAGCTGTGCTTTAGCTAACTCCTGAGCATGACGCTCTGACATAGTAGCTATCTGGTGGGCAAGAGCCGCCTTCTTATCCTTGTCCTCGATGAACTTATCAAGGAGTCCTGACACTGGGCCTATCAGTGCTTCTAACATATTACTTCTGTGACACTGGCATGGTAGTAACGAAACGTAACACAGCAATACATGATGCAATGATACAGCCTACGATAGCTTGTCCAGCAGGGTGAACAGGTAAGAACCCTATGTACCCCTGTAAGATAGACAACACCGCAAGACCAATAGAGAACTGTACAGTTTTAGACTTTAACGCTTGCTTAATCCTATCCATTACTTTCTCCCAGTTAATGTTTTTAACGTATCACTTTCCCAAATGCGTATACCTGTATAAACGATGGTAAACAATGCCGCGATAGGCGGAAGAATCCCTGCTAGGCTAAACACAGCCGTCGACCCTGCCAATACATCCAGTGTATCTTTCGTTACGTCTATCATTTCAGTTCCCTCTTTAGGCATGATGATATCCAATTAGTTAAGAAACAGGTGATCTCCAGATTCCACCAAATCTAATTACTACGCTGGAACCAGAGCCAAACTCTCCAGTCTTAACACCAGCACGATAACGCATAGCTGGTTCAGGCTCATAGCCTACAAACTCTCCTGCTTTAGTAAAGGTATCTACATCATGCCAAGTAGAACCATCAGTGCTACGCTGTACAGTAAGGATAGTACCATTAGCAAACGTACCAGATACGGAGAAGTTAAAGTCACCGTCAAAGAATATAGTGTCGCTGAAAGTATTCTGCGCAGTGATAGTTTTTGTTACATAAGTTGTCATGTTATTTTCCTTTGAAAATGTTTAATTAAGATTCAAGAGCAGTGATACGAGCTTCTAGTTCCTGAATGGTAGCAACCAATAGCGGTACTAATTTAGATTGGTCAATACCTTGGTAGTCAGGTACTTCACGCTCACCCATAACTTGTGCTGTAGTTTCTCTCCAGAGTTGTCCATCTTCTAACTCTGATGGTTGCTCTACGTCAGCACTGTGGATGACTTCAGCTACACCCTCGACAGCCGCGACAGCTTCTACTGCCATTACTTCTGCAACAGCTTCAGTAACTACATTGCCATCTTCGTCTAAGACTTCAGCCTGTGGAGCAACATACTCAACAGCTTCAACGCCTTCTACAGCAACAACTTCAGGAGTATAGATGTCACCAGTTGCAGGGGACACTTCATACTCTTCAGTCTGCATGGCATCTTTAGAACCAGTGACAGACTCAGGTACAACTTCCTGTGCTTCGTGTGCTAGGAAGCCATCTACTCGTGAACCATCTACTTTCCATGCAAAGTTTACAGGCTTCAACTCTTTGAGTCGGTCTGTAGCACCTGACATGGGTTGGACATCTTCTTTGAGGCGGTAGTCAGAAGAAGTGTTGTAGGCAACCGCTGAAGAGGAAACATCTATCCCTCCTATAAATGTCCCTGCTTTTCTGATGTTAACAACCCGACCATCCGTACCCATTCTATTAAGATACAGAGCCTCACTACTAGTAATAGCTAGTTCAATAGCACCAGTACCTATTTTCGAACCAGCACCGCTTGTATTATTAAATAAAGATGTATCAGTAGTACCCACCAACAGGCTCCCTGATGAGTCTATGCGCATGGCTTCTGCGTTGTTGGTTCCGAAAACCATAAAACCATTATCATAGTTATATTGGTAAATATCGTTTCCTACTAATTGTATTTGAAAGCCATCGTCTACGGCTGCTCCTGTACTATTATTTTGTAGTGCAAAAATGGAATTACCTGCACCTCCATGAACAGTCAAATTTCTTGTAGGCGAACTAGTACCAATACCCACACGGCCTTCGGAGTCTATGGTTGCCGCCTGAATCTGCGTGCCATTGTTTCTAGTCCAAAACTGTAGGTCTGAACTTCTGTTTGCAGTAACACTAAAGTCTTCAATAGCAGAAGATTTAACTACAGAGCCAGTGATACCGTTATGCCTAAACTCAACACTTGCTGTATCGCCTACGTTGCTTCGTGAGTCGTCAAGGGCAATGACGGCTGTGCCGCTTGCGTCTACTGTGTGTAGAACTACGTTTGGCGAACTAGTACCAATACCCACATTACCGCTGGAGTCTATGCGCATGCGTTCGCCTCCTGCCGTAGAAAAGCCAAGAATATTTGGATGAATGTTAAACATCCCAGTATCAGAATCATCGTGAAAACTATGTGAAGGAGTGGACGCACTTTCACGACCTGCCAAAACTGCTGAGTTTTCAACTCGCATATCTCCGTTTACTTGTAGAACAGTTGAACCTCCAGATATTGTAGCCCCCCCTATTCCTACCGCATCATTACCAGCATCCACAAACAGCATATTAGCGTTGCCGCTAGACTCAACGCGGAAGTCTAGGTTAGCACTTTCTTCGTTTACGACAACAGCACTATTATTTACCGAAAACCTTTCTACGTTTCCAGTTACAACTCTCCAATCATCTCCTCCCGAGAACTGCAAATAAGTATCGGCATCTCCAACATGCTCAATTTTATTAGGGACGAGTACAGACCCATTAAACGTAGCCGCACCTGCCGCTGACATATCAAGGGTGAGGGCTGTAACTAAAACCCCACTATCGTTACCTTGAAATTTTAAATCTTTATCTGGTGTGTTGACTTTGAGTATTAAATCATCAGATGAATTTTGAATTGTTCCTTTTGTTACACCTCCATCTTTAAAGAAGAAATCGCCACCATTAGCATCAAGGATGATGTCTCCTGCAACGTCTAAGGTAAGGTCGCCAGAGCCTACATCAATCTCATTACCATCTATTGTGATGTTATCTACAGTCAAACTATTAGCAGTCAGATCATTGAAGTTACCATCAGCACCACCTTCAACTCTCTGCCATGCAGTACCATTGAATATAGCCCAATCGCCTATACCCCAATTAGTAATACCGTTTAGGTCAGTTGTACCAGCTACACTAACGATATAGAACTCGCCATTAGTACCTGTACTAGAGGCTAAAGCAGGTGTGTTTGTACTTGCGTTCCAACTACCTTGAAAGTCTAAACCAGTAAAGACTTCACCGTTGATGATTAAATCACCTTCAATAGTGACATCGTTAAAGGTTGGGTTACGGCCAAATACGCCACCATTTTGTTTAATGCTCATAATATTTTCCTGCGTAATTTAGTTTATTTACCGACCCAACCAGTATTGCCTGATCCTGATTCCTTCACATATAATGTACTGCCTGCACCACCGTTTGTTCTTAAAAATAATGACCCTACTGTAGCAGTTACCGCACCTTCAGGGGTGTTAGTACCACTGTAGATCAATGCTAGAGCCGTAGAACTTGTTACAGCCGCAGGAAGTCCATTAGAATCAAAGGACAATAATTTGTTAGCCCTGTCAGCCTTTAACGGTAGTGTCATTGCTACTGTAGGCTCTACCTCTTGCAACCGTATACTGCGATCAATAGAATTTTCGTTCTGAACTGCACCAATGTAAATCTTATCAAAGTCTTCGTTCACATCTGCGGCAAGAAAGTCACCACTGTTCTGATAGTTAGTAGTACGATCTAATGGCATAGCCAATACAAGGCTCACAATCTGCCCTACAGGGACTCCAGTGTCTAGGGTTACTGTGCCCCCAGTCACCGTACCAACGTCGTTTACAGTGTAACCAGAGGACAATAAGACACCGTTCTGGTATACGTCCATGTCAGTAGCGGCAAGAACCCTAAATCTATAGGTAAAACTTGTCTGCCCTTCTGTAGCACTAATATCATCTCTTGTTACTAAGGCCGTTACGGTCATTATCTTGTCCTATATTTTATTTGCCAATTATACTATTTTATGAGTTACAAATCACCAACTGCTTATTTTTCTAAATTACGCAATGCATCAGAAAGTGCTTCATTAGCTATTCTAGCGGCATCAAGTATTTGGTCATCGTAATCGCGTAACACTTGTTCTTTTTCTTTGCC